TAATATTTGATACATATAGTTTTATTATTTCAATATTAGCAACATCCATTTTATAAATTATATAATTATATCTTTATATTGTTTTTAAATAAATCGGCGTTTGAAATGTAAAAAGGTGTAAAAATTTTATTTATCAGTGTAGTTTAATTTAATTTAATTTAATTTAATTTAATTTAATTTAATTTCTTAAACTCGGATTAACACATATTTCTTGTGTGGGGAAAATATCACCAGACATACATATATCACCTTCGCCTACTTGAATACAACTTCTAAATCCTCGATCTTCGCCAATATAACAATATCCTGATTTACTTTTATTTTGAGTAGACTGAATTAAACTACCAGCATCATCGGGAACTGGGTTGGATATATTCGCACGAGATAAAATATTATCCATAATCATTTTTTGATTATTATCTATATTATTTCGGATTTGTTTTCTACCTAATCCTTTTTCTAATAAATCAATACCAACTGTAGCACTTCCAGCAGCAGCGTCAATTAATCCTTTGCTACCAGTTGCACTTAAATTAATAGTTGTTTTTGTAGTTTCAGCAATAGTATAACCAAAAAAGTTCACTATAGGTTTTATTATATCAAAAATGTATTCGGTAATATTACCTAAATATGTGAATAAATTAATTCCTAAAAATGATAAAATCAAAAAAATTAATAAATACCGAAAAAGACTAGACCATGCGAGTTGTTTCGATGAACTATAATTTAAACTAGGTGTATTTGTAATAATATTTTCAGTGTTCATATTTATATTATATATATTTATTTATAAAATTATTTTTTGTTTACTCTAATTATCTTTTGGTAGAAATAAATTTTGGATAAATTCTTTGTTTATTAAGTATATTAGGTATTTTTCCATTACTTTTTTTAACATCTAATGGAGCATACCTTTGATTTTCTGGTTTCATTTTACAATCAAATCCGGTTATATTAATAAATTCATTATTTAGTTCCATTTTTATATTTTTTAAATCTTCTAAGGAATCATGTTTTTTTGAATTATATACAATAATGTCATAATGTGATTGTGTACGTATAGGAGATACATGCACATTTATTATTCGTTTATCATTAAATTCATAAAATATACTCCTATCAATAGTTATTCCATTTTCAATACAACGGTTATTTAGTGTATTATCTTCTAATCCCCAACCCCAAAAATTAGGAAACCCTTTTATTTTTTCAAAATCTTCTCCTTTTATGGCAAAAATACCACCTAATGCAAATCTAAATCCAAAATAATGTTTGACTACTCCGTTTCTTGTCGTATAATCAATTAATCCTTTTTTTGAAGGCCACGTATCTACATCATTGAATATAAATGTAATATTTTTATAATGATTTGGATATTTATCACGCATTGCGATAAACCCCAAATTTTTTATAGCTCCTCTATTAAATGGACGATTATCGCATTGATGTGCAAAATAAATCTCATATGGTTCTTTAATATCTTCTAATAATAATTTCATATTTTTTGAAAATTTATTTTTATGTTCTTCTCTATTTCTATAAGGAACTATAAATACACGGTTAGGTATAATATTATCTATTTCAGTTGTAATATTATATATTTCAGATGTAGTATTATCTATTTCAGTTGTAATATTATCTATTTCAGTTGTAGTATTATCTAATTCAGTTGTTATGATTTTAATTGACATTTATTATATATAAATATTTATTATATATACATATAAATAAAATAAAATAATAATTATTTTATTTCTAAATACCCATCATTTCATTAACCTTTTCTAATCTTTCAATAGTTTTATCAAAAGACGATTGTTGTTTTATCCCTAAAAATAAATAATCAGTTTCTGGTGATATTTCATTTTTTTTGATATCTTTATAAATACAATCGATTTTTTTAACAATAATATCAATCTCGGTCTTATTATTAATCATAATAATATCTAAATCAACTGATTCAGTTAATAAAGCAATTGCATAATAAATAATATATTTTCGCCTTTTTTTAACTCCATTTGTAAATTTTATGCTAAACATTTCAAGTAAAGCATTTATTATCTTAGAAATAACTGGATTATTTTTTATTTTACATTGATTTAATATAACATCCCATACAATCCAAATAGTATCATTTTGAAATTTTGTTTGAACGGGTGCGAAATGTCGATTTTCACAAACACATTTATCTTTTTTTTGTTTACATATAGAATCAAATTCTAATATCCATTCTAACCAGTAACATGATGTAACGACATTTTTTGATTCGTTTGAAACATGATATGCGAGTTCATTTATAGCAATATAAAGTTCTTTTGGGTCATCTTTCCGAAAAATACAATTGCCATAATTAATTGAAGGTGCTTTCAGTCTACTCGCCATGTGTGACATATTAAACTCGTCAATTTTTTTTATTTTTATTGCTTCAAAACTATGTTTTTTTCTTGAAAAACATAATACACAAATAACTTCTGCGAATAATCGTCTTATTTTAGGGTTATTCCGTAACTGTAATTCATTATTCACAAAACCGCCAGATAGAATTTCTTTAAAATTCGCAAATCGCATAGAAATATAAATAGGAAGTTTAGGATTTCCTAAATGAATATATTTGCTAACAAAAAGTAAAATGGTATCCCATAAATCCACATAATGACCGGCACATATTAATTCTGCCGACCAGTAACATGCCTGTTCGATTTTGGCAGAAATAAGACTGTTCATAATTTCTGTTTTTACCTTTGATTTTTGAAATTTAGAAAAAGTTTCACCTTTAAATTCTGTGACTATTCTTTTATCATTAATTTCAGTGATAGCATTCATATAATAATTTAATATACAAAAAAAATAAATATAATACATATACAGATGTCATCCTTCTTTCAAAAAATATATAAAGGAGTTATTAAATCTAGCACTATTCAAAAATTATTTTATGGATTAACAGCATTAATCATCTTAAATATTATAACAAATGTAGGAATACATCCGTTTGAAGGGTTTGAAGAAAGAACAAAAAATTTTATTTCCAAAGAAGGGCAAAAAGTATATGATAATTTTTATACACAAATTTACGATGATTTAGTCTTTAGCAAAATAAAAAATGATTTTGAAATTGGACAAATTATTGAAAAAACATCCCCTTCTTCTGAAAGTTATATTTTAGATATTGGGTCTGGTACAGGTCATCATGTGAGTAGTTTAGACGCACACGGTTTTAAATCTATTGGAATTGATATTTCGCCTGATATGGTTGCCATGGCAAAAAAAACATACCCTGATTTAAATTTTAAAACTGCGGATGCTTTAAACACAATGTTATTTAACCCAGATTCATTTACACACATTACTTGTTTATATTTTACGATTTATTATATTAAAGATAAACGGCGATTTTTTGAAAATTGTATGAAATGGTTAATGCCTGGTAGTCATTTAGCGTTACATTTAGTTGACCGCAATAAATTTGACCCGGTTGTTCCTGCTGGTAGTCCTTTTGGGTTAGTTTCTCCACAAGATTATACGGATAAAAGGATAACTTCAACTGTTGTTGAATTCGACCAATTTCAATATAAAGCGAATTTTGATTTGAAAGAACGTGATAATATTGGAGTATTGAATGAAACATTTAAAAAGAAAAATGGAGAAGTGCGTAAAAATGAACATATATTCTATATGGAAACGCAAAAAACAATTCTAGGTTTAGCAAAAGAAGTAGGATTTATTTTACATGCGCAAATTAATATGTTAAGTTGTCAATATGAAAATCAATATATTTACATTTTGAAAAAACCAAATTAATTAATTTATAAATATAAATGTTTATATATATAATATATATAAACACTTATATTTATGGAAGATATACCTATAAATAAATTAAAAAAAGGAGTAGACTATCATATTGAAGTCATTGGTGGTGTTGATAGTCCAACTTATAGAGGCGTAACCAGAGGAAAATATCTAGGAAACTCTTTTAATGAATACATAGAAAGTAGTGAGGATGAGGATGAATATATTGAAACAAATGATATGGACGATGGACCAAGTCAAGAACTATTTGTAATAAATAAATATTTCCCCGACAATGGTATTAAATCATTTAGATATAACAAATATACAGAATTATTAAATTTTATAAGACCCGTTAATTTTAATAAATGGGGGAATAATATAACAATAGATAACGTTAGTCATTTTACGCATGCTCGTAAATGGCGTCCATCGAGAGATAGAAATATAGAAATACCGATCGATATTGCAAAAGAATATTTAAAGTTCTATGAATTGGTAAGTAGTCAAAAAAAATCAATTAAAAGCGTAATTAAAGCTAAATTAAATCTTGACGAAGATACTACAGATCTACTTTCTGATAAAATTGCATCTGGTGGACTTGCAAGGCGTCCTAAAACAAGGAGACGTCATAAAACAAGGAGGCGTCCTAAAACAATGAGGCGTCGTAAAACAAATAAAAAATAATTTATTAAATTCTTTAATGAGTTTAATAAATATAAATAAAAGTAAAAACACATTATTATATCCCTGTTAATATAATATAACTTAAAAATATACCAAAAAAGTTCTTGGAAAATAAATCCAAAATATTATACAACGAGTTTTTAAGATAATATGGAAACACCGCGGCGATACCATATAATGCCCAAAAAAAGAAGAAATATAAAAATAACATTAATCCTTCTTTATTTTCACTTACATATTTTGTATATATCAAATAATAATACATCATAAACGGAATAAATCCTAAAATAACACCGGTTAATGTTGGAATTATTTTGGTTTCACCAAGATATCCAAATAGAAGCATTAATGAATTTAATATTAAAATAATAGATATGTAATACCAATTTTCATTAAAAACTTTAAAAATATCTAAGGATTGCGAATTTGTTCTATCTTTATCTTTATTTTTATCTTTATTTTTATCTTTATCAGTTAAATAAATAAGATATATTATTAATGTTACTAACATTACCGGTGTTGTTAAAACCCAATCAATGTATCTTTTTGGGGTTATATCTAAAACATTATTTAAATTATAAAATAACCATAAATAAAATATCGCTTCAATAATTTGAACGATAACTTCCAGAAGCAACAATTGTCTAATTAACAATAATTTAGTTGGAACTTTTATAAATAATGTAAAAATTTCTAAAACCCCAGAAATAAATTGTATTATAATTGATAATTTTAATGTTTTGGTAAACAATTCTTTATACTTCATTTTATATTATATATTACTTTATTATTTTTATTTTTATTTTTATTTTATTAATATAATATCATTATTGTATTAAAGTAATTTAATAATACCAATAATAGAAACATTTTAATGTGGATTATTTATTTATTATTTCTTTTATTTATTTCATTTTACATTATTTTTATGGGTTATATTAAAATTAAAATGAAATTTTGGTCGCAACAACCAGTATTCCATATTTATAATCTTTTATATTGGTTAAACCCATCCGGAATTATTAATAAAGAAATGCCAGTCATAAATAAATATACTAATATAATTGATATTAAAAGTTATGGAATTTCAGAAATCAAAGATACCTTATTAGAGAGATTATGTCATTTTATAAAAATATATTATATACAATCATCAAATACAACTTATTCTCCAACAAAAACAAATATTATTGAATATCTTAAATGTTGTAATCATGAATCTTATTTAACACTATATGAGAAGAATAAACTTTTATTTGAAAAAGGTCAAGTAACTAACAGTATAAGCACAGATATTGTTTCAGTTATTACTGCTCGGTCGATGAATATTACATTTAAAAATAAACCAGCGTTTACATTATATTATGTTGACAATTTATGTGTACATCCTGATTATCGTAAACATGGAATTGCGCAACAGATGATAGAAACCCATTACTATAATCTTCGTAAGAATAATAAGAAAATACAAGTTTGTTTATTTAAACGTGAAGGAGAATTAAATGCAATTGTTCCGTTGGTCGCGTATAAAACAACCGGATATAATATTAAAAATATATCTTTATTTAATACGTCATCATCATCGTCATTTTCACAAAATCAACAATATTTAAATGTTATTGAAATTGGTTCTTCGCAACTGTCTTTATTACTTGATTTTGTTTATTCGCAAAAACATAATTTTGACTGTATTATCATGCCAGATGTAAGTAATATTATAAATATGATTAAAACTGAAAATATTTATATTTATGGTGTGATTAATGGAACTTATTTATCTGCAGTATATGTATTTAGAAAACCAAATTTGTATTATGAACGTGAAGAAGCATTAGAATGTATCATGTCA